CATATTTTACCCTATAATTTTGCTACTGTTTGACCATCTTGAGACCGTTTGGCTTGGGATAAATACCATTCGATCCACCGTAACTCATAGTCGTTATCAATTAGTTGCTGCTGTTTGAAACCTATGGTTTTCTGCAACCTTTTGATTTTGCTGAGATGTAGAGCCTTTTCCTTTTTAAGCTGCTCTATCGTCATTACTTGATGCCGTTTACTCATAAGAAACTGTACTCCTTAAAATCTGGTGCTGTTGGCTCACCGATATACGACCATGCACCATGATCTATGTCGGGGATATAAACATTCTCGGAAAGCTTTCCGTTGCCGGAAAAAGAAAAGAACTGGCGTTTGGACAGCCCTTTAGACTTGCGCAGTCGTTCCAACCTGCGCTCTACGGCTGATTTAGACATTACCCAATAATGTCGGCAATGTCATCGTTGTCGTCGGATTCTTCAACTTCGTCGCCGACATCTTCAAGTTCTTCGATGCGGGCATGACACAGCTTGATCAGACCGCGTAGCTCGCTTATATCAGTGCACTGTTCAACTTCGTCCAGTGTTGCGTTGCTGATAATACCGGCAGTAGCGATTTTCTGCTTTTTGTTACCTGCTGCTTTCTTATCGGCGGCAGCTTTTTCGGCGGCAGCTTTTTTCTCCGGCTTGCGAAGATATTCGATTTCTTTTACAGCCGACTCGATGCTAGTACTTTCAAGTGCTGCAAACTCATCGTCAGTTGCGCCTGCCAGTTTCATGTAGCGTGAAGCTTGCTCGTAACCGATTGACAGATTGCCTTCGGTTTGCGCCCATGTTTTCCAGACGCGACCAAACTTAGACTGGATTTCTTCTTTCAGCTTCATCAAACGCTGACCAGAATCGAAGCCGATTTTCAGCATGGCTTCGGCGTTTGATAAAATCCGGTCTTGGTTCTTTTCAACCATTTCCAGAGTTTTAGACTGCGCTTTTGTGAGTACAACGTCCGATGCTGTGTACTTCACAACTTCCTTTTTTGCCGTCTTTTTAGTAGTTGTTACAGATTTGCTCGTGCTTTCTTTCTTAGACATGATAATTTTCTCCGTTGAGATTTAAGTTGTGTTACGAGATGCGACAGTAATCGGATTTGATTAATATGTCAACAAAATACTACAATTCGTAACACGGTTTCTGTATACCGCCCGTAATCACGGGCTAAATGTTGCGTCCGAGCAACTTTTAAAATTCATAGTCTTTATGAATTCGGGCTTCGGGTTTGAAGCGTTGAAGCTCGCTTTTGGTCAAGTAGTAGCGCATTCCATCCTCACGTTCAAACCATGCTTCCACGAAAGCCATTTTTTCCTTATGTGCTATGTTACCGGCAAACTTCATTCGGCCTGAAAACTTGCACGAGCCTGCGTCAAATGCATACGCCCAAATGGATTGCATTTTGATAGAGGGTTTCAACCTATCATGCAGTCTTGCCAGTTCACGTTGCCTTTCGTCGATGCGGTCCATCACAGTGTCGATGTTTGAGTATAATTGCTCGCTATGTGAAGTCATAATTTTCTCCGGTTTATTGGTTGGTTGATGTATACCTGTCCGGCCTTTGTTATCTATCATATCTAGTTTCCCAGATCGAATGCAGCAGCAGGAAAATCAAACAGCTTGGGGTTGCCGTCATAGCTATTAAATGATGATATCTCCAAGTGTGCATCACCGTCTACAATCTCGTAATTATCATCCTCGACTGCATTTAAAAACCAGTCTGTAATATATCTATGGTTGTCCCATCGTTTAAGTGTGCCGTTATTATTGATCGCCTGCATATCTCTAAGATGTTTTTTAACGTCTTTTTTGTGTAAGTCGATATAAGCCGTAATAATTGCAATCTGATTTTTCTTTAACATTGTTTCGATCTCCGTTTTTGCTTTCTTGTTAATGCGGGTACCATTATAGACTATTGTCTAAGTAGTTTAACTAGCTGGTTATGTGATTCATACCGGCTCTAGCGGTAGGTGGTCGTTAATAACCACTTTATCGCGAGATAGCGGCGTAATAACCAGTACGCCAATTTCAGTGTTACATTCAATGCGCAGTGCGTCATTCACGGCACGGTGGTATATGATGACGCTGGAGTTTTTGCCGAAAGTCTTTTCTGTTTTAGCTAAAAGACTAGCGTCCACAGCTATAGCGTTGGAATATAGGTTTTCCTTACTTAATCGCTCAGGTATCACACGATTAAAATCAGGATACCTGCCATCAATAAGATCGACTTTAAATATCTTTCCGCCATCAGTAGTTAGTGTGCCCGTTAGTGAGGTATCTAGCGAATCAGGTAACTCAATTCGCACACTTCGCGCACTTGCAGGGATATTGCCGTCAATGTTGATAATTACGTCATCAGGTAGCAGATCGCAGTCAATCCAATCGTGTTTGGCTTGAAATAAGGTATGACCGTTTGTGCCGACTACGTCGCCTTTAGTTGATAAGTGAATGCCGCAAAAGTAATATCTAATGTCTTTTTTGTTGGCCTGATTCGCTTGTGCTGCGCGTATTAGCTGAGCGTTTATGTTTAATGTGATCATTTTCTTTCTCCGGTTTATTGGTTGGTTGTGGCCAGGCGTTTTAGTTCAGCGTTGTTTACATGCACAAAAGGCAGACGTAACGCCTTTGGGTTGTTATATAAGCTGTTACACTTTAAATGGCGTGCGAGGTCTTCGATGTTCTCAACATATGCAGCTTGCGCCACGCCGAACATAATCTCAATGATTAAGAATTTGGTTTTACTTTTAAAAACTTGTATCGCGTGCATTTTGTTTACTCTCTCTAGTGGTTGGTTTCTGTTCTGGGTTCATAGGGCGGCCGCAGCTTCGTAACGCGTTTCTGTTTCGGCCAGTAGGGAAGTTAACTTGTCTTGATCCTCACGGGTCAGTGTCATAATGCCGAGGCCGGTTCCATCGTAATAACTAACGCACAATTCGTATTCTTCGGTAACATCAAGGTTAAGGTCACCGACACGGACGTAAAAGTCGCCGGACATAGTCTCTACTATCTGGGCTTTTTCTAAAAGCGCGGAGGCGGTCAGGCCAGCTATGGTTTTTCTAAGCGGTAAGTTAATCATGTCTTCGGTTCCTGTGGTTGTTTTGTTTCAGTGGGGTTCAATTGCTTGCAAAAGGGATAGTGTAACCAACCAAGGTCTATCCGCAAATCACAACAATTAAGATGCAAGTTTGCCGACATAGCAGTATTTGTTTGTCTGTTCGTCGTGCATTAAATTATCCTGATGCAGTGAGTCAGCGTAATTGCAAAACGCTTCCTTGATTGCCGGTTCATCGTCTTCACCATATTCAGCGATAACATGCGGCAAAATATTTGCATCGAACAGAGCGGATAATTGTGTTTCGCTTTCAATAACTCCGGCAGAGCTAAAACTGTTTAAGTCTTCGGCCCATAGTTCGACAGCATCGAGTAGTTTAAAGTTTTTAAAGTTCATAATATTTTCTCCGGTTTGATTGTGGTTTCTGTATACCTGCCCGCTATGATAGCGGGCTTGTTGCTATGGTTGCGATTTCAATAACAGGCCGAAAGGGTGCGCGTAGACTTCAACCACTTTTGTACCGTCGTCGAATGCGCTTGTTACTGTTGCGCCTGTCATGTCGATAATAGGGCGATCAGGTTTACCGGCAATTTTGCGTTTGCCGTTGTCTTCAATCCTGATCAGCAGACCGTTTGATACGGGTACAGGGTTAAATCGCATACCGTGCTTAATGCCGTTATCAGTTAATATTGCGCCTTCTAACCATATACGGCGTTTGCCTTTGTTCAGGCCGATTTTTCGAGTTTGAACATTCATAATTTTCTCCGGTTTGATTGTGGTTTCTGTATACCTGCCCGTGATTACGGGCTGATGGGTAAGGTCATAAGGATTTGTGCAGCGTCTGTATATAACGCAAAGCCTGCCCAGACGACAAAACCCGTATAGATTGCTTTAAAAGTCATAATAATTTGCTCCGGTTTGATCGGTTTCTGTAATTGTAATGATTTTGCAGCATAACTATTGATTTGCTAAGTTTTCAGATAGCAAAGTCTCCCAAATTGTAACTAAGCTGCCTTGATGCAATGTTTTGTATTCAATTCCGGACTCTATCTCATAACAAGCCTTGCCGTTTATTTTGCCAACTCGATTACTGCGATGAAAGACTAGATTCTGAGTTTTTGCTAATAGTCTGCATTCTTTAATAATTTCGTTGTTAGTCATAATGTTTTGCTCCGGTTTATTGGTTTCTGTATACCGCCCGTGATTACGGGCTGATGGGTATAACGATAGTCTTATCTGTGAGCATTGCAATAGCCTTGACCGTTTTATGTCGCAAATAGATAAGTTTGGCCGTTTTATGTCGCAAATAGATAAGTTTGGCCGTTTTATGTCGCAAATAGATAAACATCCACATGATGCGATGAACACATCAGCACAGACACATGATGCGATGAACATATCGGGGACAGACACAAGCTAGATGCATACATTATATGTGAACATAAAGATATCAGTTGAGGGTATTGCTAAGTTGTTGATTTATAAGAGAATGGATGTCAGTGGATGTGCATATCCTATGAGATGAAAATTGGGTTTTACTACATAGTTACCGGATACAAAATAGCGGGTATGCTGTGATGAACATATCAGCATATAGAGGCGCAACGGACTTCAAACTCTATAGAAACGCACATCCACTGGCATCCACTGATATGATGTGATGAACATATCATACACAGACACATACACAGACACATGATGTGATGAACATATCATAGCCAGCCACATAGACGAGGCTATGATCACATGATCACATCCTGGATTCCTACACAGGATGACATGCGCGTAAGTCGTTGATCCACAAGGGAATTTTGATATTTTGATATCAGGATATCGCGGAACGGGACCCCACCCCCCGCGATTGCCGGTTTCGTTTCTATATTTTACCACCTATCCATATCCGAGCTAAAAATTTCAAAAAATCTGACAGGATTATATCATGATAGGAATCAATCATTGTTTCGCCCCGATGCATGTGCGCTTGACAGGATAGCCGCATTAGTCCACAATCCGCGCCTATGAGTAAGTTGCTAACCCACCCTACGTCAGTATTAGCCAAAGAAGATAAGGCTACTGACCGCGAGAACCTAGCTCGCCAGATGCGCACCACACAGATGATGCGTGAAGCTGCGCGCGAGCAGATAAGCCCTACGCAATTAATCAATGACCTGTTTGAGATTGACACTAAGCTGGCTGGCGAGAAAGACCCTGCGGGCAACCCGATCCCGCTTGAGCGCGAGGTAATAGCGGCTCTACGAGCGAGAGCGGATATTAAGTTCCGGTTGATGGGTAAGGTATTGCCCGATATCAAGGCAACGGAATCTATCAGCCACAACATGCATGATCACGCGCACCAGCACACGCATAACGTAAGTAACGTTGAGTTGGCGCAACGGCTGCAACTATGGCGCAAGCAGCAAGGGTTAGACGAAAGTTGCTTGGAAGCAACTTTTAAAGAGGTTAACGACGAGTACGATTTTATATGAGGATACAACCATGAGTAGATCACCGTTCCATTCGGCAGAGGTCGCCGTTCTCGAAACTCTCGGCGGTAATGCTGCTGATACATACGGGGCAGACGCAAGGTTAATCGAGTTTGGTATCCACTATCAGCAGGACTCGGCAGGTAGCCTCCACCAGTTTATCAAGCAAATCCGACCATACGATAATCGGTAATTGCCCGTGACAACCTTTAAGGAAGATCTTGCCTTCATAGACAGCCTGTCCCGCGAGGACAAGATCAACCTCATGGAGTCGCTGAAAAATCGACAACCCTCATTAGTCACACATCCAGGACCGCAGACGATGGCGGCTGAGAGCGAAGCGGATCTCACGCTATACGGTGGAGCAGCCGGTGGCGGCAAGACGTTCCTTGCCATCATACTCGCCCTGACCAAACACCGACGAACCCTGATCATACGAAAAGAAGCCAGTCAGCTATACGCCATGCAGGATGAGATCGAAACAATCCTCGGCGGGCGCGAAGGTTTTAACAGTCAGAACGGTATCTGGCGACTACCGAACAACGAGATAACAGATCCTTACGACGAGAAGCCTACGAGACAGATTCGTTTCGGAGGTCTTAACAAACCAGGAGATGCCGCGAAATATCAAGGCGCTCCCCGTGACTTACTGGTGATCGATGAAGCAGCAAACATATCCTATGGCGAATTCTCATATCTCACGGTATGGGAAAGAACCGCCTCAGAGGGACAGAAGACAAGAACACTTCTCTGTTCCAATCCCCCAACAGATGCTACCGGAATGTGGATGGTCAGGATCTTCCGACCTTGGCTCGATCCAGACCACGATAATCCCGCTGTTGACGGTGAGCTTCGCTGGTTTGTTATTGTGGAGGACGACGATTACGAGGTTCAGTGCGAAGGTGACTATATCATTGATAGGGATGATGGGATGGTCAGACTTGCTCTACCGGAGGAAATGCTCGATTCTGGAAACAGTATCTACTCGGCTCAATCGAGGACTTTCATAAGCGCGAAGGTCGACGACAACCCTCACATGATCCAATCAGGCTACAAGCAGAAACTACAACGACTACCGAAGCATTTGCGGGAACGTATGCTCGACGGTAAGTTCCTGTCGTCGCTGGAAGATGACCAGATGCAAGTCATACCTAGTGAATGGGTAGACCTCGCTATGCAACGGTGGAAAGACAGCGAGGATAAATCGTACACTAGAATGTCAGCTATGGGGGTAGATCCGGCTCGCGGCGGGCAAGATGAGATGACCATAATGACAAGGCATGGGTTCTGGTATTCCCCGATCATGAAGATTCCAGGAAAGGAAGTACCAACAGGATCGCTTAGTGCTGCTCGTGTTGTTATGGCAAGGCGAGACGGATGCAGGGTATACTGCGATGTGATTGGCATAGGTTCGTCAACCTACGACAAGCTTGTCGAAAACCACATCGATGTCGATCCAATCGTAGGTAACGAAGGTAGTGATGCCATAAGTAAGGACGGTCTGTTTCACTTTAGGAATCTCAGAGCGGAACTGTTTTGGCGATTGCGCGAGTCGTTAGATCCAGAAAGTGGTGACTTTATTATGTTGCCGCCAGACAAAAAGATGAAAGAGGATCTGTGTGCATTCAAGTACAAAATCTTGGAAGGGAATGTGATACAGGTCGAATCTAAGAAAGAAGTTAAGATGCGACTTAACCGATCACCCGATGCAGGCGACTGTGTTTTGTACACTTCCCGTGACGCCCCGATGCTATCTGACTTGCGTAAAGGGTCAAAACAGTTTAAAGTCCGACGATGTTTATCCTAACCACGAGAGCGAGAAAATGAATAAGAAAGTCCTAACACCTTTAGATATTGCAGTAGCAACAATCGCTAAAAATGAAAAGGCCGAACCGGAGCCTATGACTCAGCAGGAGTGTGAGAACTGGATCGTGCTCAAAGGTCAGTCAGGTGAAAGGTGGTTCGAGCTTAAGATCCTGGATCCAGAAGTCGGGCAAGATCCAACAATGGTGAAGCTAATGGAAACTGTTAACGATATGATTTTCCAAGGTATACAGGGTATGCCTTTTATGGAATCTGAAAAACAACGAGCAAAGGATGCCGACAAATCCAAATCTGATATTACACTGAAAAGGTAAAACCTATGACCCCGCAAGAGATTAAGACACGGTACGATGCGTTGTGGGGTTTGCGCAAAAGCGCAGAATCCACATGGGATCTAATTGAAAAATTCATAGTGCCTTTAAAGGGCGGCAAGTTTTTTCAGGATCAATCCTCAGAGCATGAGGTCGATTGGAGGCGCGGCAGAGATGTCTTCGACTCGACTGCAATCCTAGCCTGTAACACACTGGCAAGCTCTGTACACGGTGCGTTGACTAACCCTTCTAACCGATGGTTTGGTTTACGGTTCCGACAGGACAAGCTTAATCTCGACGAAGAAGCAAAAGAATGGTTGCAGGCTTGCGCCGAGAAGATGTGGTATGCTTTGGTAGAGTCTGACTTTAACCTACAGATCAACGAAGCTTATCTGGATCTATGCGGCTTTGGTACATCGTGTATCGTAGAAGAAGCCGAAAGTGAAACCGAGTGGAAGGGTATAGACTTCTCAACTCTCCCGATCCGAGAGATCTACTTTGAACAAGATCACAAAGGAGGCATACGTACCTTCTACCGTCGACATCAGTGGACACCTTTGCAGATCGTCGACAAGTTCGGCGAGAAGGGTGTTACCGATGCGATCAAAGAAAAGGCCAAGCTGCCTAATCAGGCCGATAACAAGCTGACGGTCATCATGTGCATTTATCCTCGTAAGGATAAAAAGGATGCCGACACAACCAAGATCCTGACTCCAGAGCAAAGACCATACGGTTTCAAGTTCGTACTTCATGAAACCGCAGAGATGTTAGGTGATGAAGGTGGCTACTATGAAATGCCCGCATTCCTGCCGAGATGGCAAAAGACATCAGGCTCTATGTGGGGCTATGGTCCTGGAACTATAGCTATAAGTGATGCCATGACCCTGAACACTATGGTAGAGCAGCGACTAGCTGCAGCCGCGAAAGTCATTGACCCTGCTACACTGGTAACTGAGCGCGGCCTGATGAGCGATCTCGATCTACGTGCAGGCGGTCATACCGTTGTCAGATCTATGGACTCCATCAGGGAGTTTGAATCAAAAGCCCGTTTTGATGTCGCCGATCAACTCATATTGGATTACCGGATCAATATAAACAAAATCTTTCTGGTGGACAGACTTGAACTCAAAGAATCCCCTGCAATGACTGCTACCGAAGTCAATGCGCGATTCGATCTTATGCAACGTCTGTTGGGACCAGTATTCGGCAGACTGCAAACGGATCTGCTAGATCCGTTGATCGAAAGAACCTTCCGCATACTACTGCGATCAGGACAGCTACCTGAGATGCCGAATGTTGTTTTGGAATCTAAAGGTGATTTTGATGTCGACTATATCGGGCCTATGGCTAGAGCGCAGAAGTCCGACAGTATCGCCATGATGGCGCAATGGATGTCAATGATGACAGAGTTTGCACAAGCGTACCCTGAATTGTCTGTATTGCCTGATGCAGAGTCTTTCGGTAGAGAGACAGCTAAAGCTATGGATGTTCCTGCGACGATCATCAGATCCAAAGAGGAAGTGAAGGTTGAGGTCAACAAAAAGAGGCAGGACGCTATCGAAGCTAGACAAATGGAAATGTTGGCTATGGGCGGCAAGGCTACATCCGATTTGGGCAAAGGTGCGAAACAGTTTGCCGAAGCGGGTATGCCTGTTAATCAATAAGTTGCGTCAAAGCAACTTAAAAGCGGAGTAAGGTATGAGCGAAATGTCAGTAAAAGAAAAGCGAGAAGCGTTATTGCGCAAGATCAGGGTAAAGGCCGGAGTAGTGGCTGATTTTATGAACTCTGAGCTTGGCAAAAAATTCATAGCGGCCTTGGAAGAATCTTTTTACGAGGGTGATATGGTGGGCGAAACTCCCTACGACACGTACTTCAATTTAGGTCGTCGTGATGTAGTGGAGTTTCTTAAATCTTTACAACGAATAAATGAGCGAGACAAAGACCATGCTTGAATTACCCGAAGGTTGGCGGGAACAATTACCCGAAGAAGTGCGTAACAGTGGTGTACTGGATGATGTTAAATCCATAGATCAAATGGCTACTATGATAGTCAATGCGCGTAAATTACAATCACAACAGATCAGTATTCCTGGTGAAGATGTTGCATCGGAAAAGCGCGAAGCTTTCCTGTTGGATCTGCAAAAGAAGATCCCTGA